CATTAGATTACCATCCCATGTTTTTCACGAAGTATTTTTTTATAAGGCCCATCAGGATATTCATCCATGACATCCTTAACCAATTTTAATTTATGATGTATTTTTTCAGCATCTATGTTTTTTTTACATAGTCCATCTCCTGCCAATCTCTCAGTCATTTTGACTAAGGTGTCCAATTCTTTTTTGTCAATAGGTAAATCCATTATATAAAAAATGATTCAAGGTTTGCTGTTCTCTCGGCCTGCCATCCGATGGAGTCGAGAATTATCTTAAGAGGTTCAAGGAACGACTTGTTAAATTGTAGATCATAATCTATGTATTTGTCAAGGTTAAGTTCCTCTGGAAACTGTTGAATGAATGATATTACATTCTCCTGTATCGGATTTGGTCTCTTAAGATAACAAAATTTAATCTTTTCACCATTATTAATTAAAGAATACTTTTGTGTGAGGTTATTTTTCTTTACATAATGATTGAAAAGAAGGGCGCCACGAGCATGAATTGGTGTTCCCTTTTCATAGATGGCATTGACACTTCGATACTTCTTTACATTACTCACAGTTCGAGGAAAAGATATATCTTCTGGTGGAAGTGATTGAAACTTAGTTCTACACTTTTCAATGAAGTTAATTACATCATCCTCAGTCTTTGTCATGATGAGTTTAAGAACATCTTTAATCATCTGACGACATGGTGCAGGCGTAGATGACTTGACTGCTTCAATACCCATCATCTTCAGTTTAGGTTCCGCATAACGAACACCCTCACTATCCCACACATTCAAGATGTATCTTTTCTTTGCCGTCCAGATACCACGATCAGCGATGTTCTCACGTTTCATGATCATTTTCTGTTCGTAGGCATTGACGTACGAGGCCAGTTTTTGGTAAGAACTCTCGATATAAGGCTCAAGTTTAGTTTGAGACACCTTATCAAGGAACGAGATAACGTCCTCACTAGTCTTCTCTCTGCCTTGGTATATAGTTTCAACCAAAGGCCCCAGATTAAGATAGACGGAATCAGTATCCACAGCAATAACATAGTCATCATCAGTTTTAAGTAATTTGTTTAGATAGTTGTTCAATCTATCTTCGATCCAACGAATTGAAACTTGTCCAGATAGAGTGATCGCTTCTGCATTTTCAAGTTTGTAATAACGGAAGTATTCATTTCCAATTGCACCATAAGCAGAGTTCAGTTGAATCTTACGAGCCATCTGAATATTGTTAAAGGTTGCAATATCTTTTACAAGTTTAGGATCTTTAGTATCTTCATACTTCTGTTTTGCAGCAAGCATCTTCTTTTTGTAGATGGTTCTTTCTGTGTAGATCTTTTCCATCAACTCAGGTAAGAACCCACGAATGTCTGTGCGAAACATTGCACCATTAGCACATACAGCACTATCCTTATGAAGTTGAAAATCTATCTCTTCTTGAAGTATTCGATCAACCGTTGCTGTTGGGTGTCTGTCATCCTTGAGGGTTTCTGGGGAGATATTATATTGCATAATGAGATGAGGATACAGACTATTGAGGTCAAAATTAACCACCCAATCATACTTTCCTGGCTTCGGTTCTTTAACATACGCTCCTGCATACTTCTGTGATTTAGATGTTTTTTTCTTTGGTGGAATCACAATATCTTGTTTCTTAAGATAGTTGTAAATGATGGTATCCCACATTCTCACTTGATAGTGAATGTCGATGAAATTTACTTTGGCATCAAATGCCATTGTAATTGCAAGTTCAATCAGTTTTAATTTATCTTCAAGACGATCAACAAGTTGAACGTCTTTGATATTATATCGAACAAACTTATCCCAATCTTTTGTGTAGAAATCACGGAAAGTGTCATACTCATTGTGATCTAGTTTCTTCTCACCTAACTCATAGTTGGCAATATAATCCAATCGATAAGATTCTTGGTTTGTATATGTGAATCTTTTATATAAATCTAGATAATCAAGTTGAGTTACACCACCAATATCATAAGTGATATTTCTACGACCACTAATATAAACTTCACCCTGAGATACTAAACCCCAAGGTGATAGATCCTTCATAGACTTTTCGCCCATGACACGATTAATACGACCAGCAAGATATGGTATGTCATACATCTGAGAGTTCCAACCAGTAATTACTTCTGGAAGATTCTTTCTCCAGTATGCTATGAATGAAGATAGAAGATGAACTTCATCATTACATAAAACATAAGTTACATTTGGATCTTTATTTACAAATGGTCTTGATCCAAAAGTAATAACTTTCTTTGTGGCATAATCTTGCAGACTTATTAAAAGTAATTCCTCTGCAACATTCTCTACATCAGGGAAACCGTTCTCTGCAGCAACCTCAATGTCAATCGTTACAAGTTTAATCTTTTTGATATCAAACTTGATATGATCCTCTGGATACTTCTCTGAAATATATTGATAGACATATCGATCATTACCATATATTTTAAAGTTCTCAACCTCATCATACTTCTTATAAAACTCACGACAATCCCTCACGAAGCCAGGTTGAATGGGTTCAACAGAATCACCTTCTAGAGTTTTGTATTTTGTTTTTCTTTTAGACGGAACATATAAAGTTGGTTTCCATTCCTCCCTATGTGTGATGTGTTTGCCATTCTCATAACCACGAATCAAAAATTGATTACCTATGAGTTGGATGTTGGTGTAAAATTTCACGAAGTCGCTTTAGAATACTGTTCAAAAATAAGAGGGTTAGGAGTGACAAGAGTAGTAATCTTATCAGAATTTATCATTATCTCATTTTGTTCAGTATAGTCTTCCATCCACTTATGTAAAGTACCATCCACAATTTTGTAAGGTTTTGTTAATTTGCAATTTGGATCTCCAAACTCCGCACCAACCTCTTCAATTTGTGACACTATTACTTCCTGATTAGATAACAACAGGACTTTGATCACTTTCTCTTCTTCCATTTAATTGCTCCTGATACTGTGTTTTTAATTTTTCTATTGGTTCAACTATAGTGACCACCCAATCAGCTGAACAAGGTACTTTAGTTTGTGATGAAAGAGGTATCCAAGGATAAAAAGTTACATTTACCTGTGATGAATATGTTTTGAACGAGTCTTCTTCATTCAAAACAGTGGGTTCCTCTGGATGATACAATTTGACAATCAAAGGATTATCAAAATAATATCCTATTACTTCTGAACCAGATTTGATATCCTCTACATCAGCGATGATATCTTCACCCGATTTGAGCATTACTAATTTGACAGTCATTTAATACTTTCTTTGTTTCCATTATAAAAGACCACCCAACAAAAGTCAAGTGGTCTTGGTTTTATTTGTTTTTATTTATAGGTATTCTTTACGAGCATGATGTTCTGGAACTACTTTACCTAACTTAACGGTAAGAAGTCCATCTTCCAATGACACATCTCTGACTTCAAAATCATCTGCGAGTGTCCAAGCTCTGTTGAAGGATCTCTGAGCTAATCCTTGATGATAGTACTCAGATTCTTTCTCCTTAATCTCTTTCTTTCCTTCAACAAAAAGTTTTCCATACTCGGTATAAACTTTAACTTCCTTCTTTTTAAATCCAGCAAGTGCAATCTCTAAACGAGATTCTGTATTATTGACTTGTATAAGATTATAAGGTGGATAGTTTGTTGTGGTTTCGTTAAAAAATCTATCAAAGTAAGCATCAAGTCCAATGCTGTTCTTCGTGATTCGATCCATCATATTTTCAAGATCAGACGCACGATATCTTTGAATGTTAGTCATAGTTCTCCTTAAATAAGCGAGTGTAAATTTGTCCCCGAAGGCGACAGAACTAATTATAACACTAGACAAAAAAATAGGGGGTGGTGATCCCCCCAAATACACTTCGGATATCCTCCTATTCGAGTAACACTCGACATTGCGTTATACAGGTTTTATCATTCATGTCACACTCTGATACGCACTCGTAATAATCCTCTATTGGGTCTATAGTAGATAGCTCTTGGGCTTCAGTATGTAACCATGATCTGAGGTTATTAGATGAAATGAGATTGTGCATGAATTGTCTCCATATGAACACATAACTATTTAAACATTTTTTTTAAACAGTTGTAATTCTTCATTAAGAATTAATAATATCCTCTAATTTAAACAAAGATATAAATTCAATATCATTGTTTTTCCAAACTTTATGATCTTCCATACGATCTACGATTGCTATAACACGATTTACAACATAACCAGCATTACGCAAACAATTAACTGCCTTGATCGCACTACTACCAGTCGTGGTCACATCCTCCAAAACTGTAACGAGTGATCCTTTAGGTGGTTTATGTCCTTCGATCACTTCTTTTGTACCATGTCCTTTCGGATTTCTTCTTACGATGAGTGCATCTATGTGTTTGCCAGAATAATATGCCTTTTGTGCAACACCACATACTAATGGATCTGCACCTAATGTAAGACCACCAACTGCAACTGAAGTACATTCCACATGTTTAATCATGAGATGTGATAGAAGAGCATTACCTTCACATGATAATGTGACAGGTTTGCAATTAACATAATGTTTAGATTCTTCACCAGATGATAGGGTAAATTTTCCCTCTCTGTATGCGTTTTCTTTTAAGAGATTTAATAATG